TACCAAAAGTAGAAGTTAAATTCAAGAATATGTTTCCTACCAGCTTATCTTCATTGGAGTATTCTCAAGAATTAACAGATGTGGAATATTTTAAAGCATCTGCAGCCTTCAGGTATATTTATTATGAGTTTGAAACTTCAACTTGATAAATACTCAAAAGTAACCCTAACAGGTTTTATACACAAGTGAGTCCACTTGATTTGACTGTGTGACAATATATTTCTAAGGTTAGGGTTACTTTTTATCTTGACATTTGCGCTTTAATCTGGTATAATAAGTATGTCTTGTTTTATAATGAATATATAAGAATATAATGACCCTAACTGAAATCCAAGAAATAGTCAGAAAAGACTTAAAAATAAATGACCTAGAATTAGATATTGAATCCCTACGAATCCCCTCTTTACATTCAAAATATCTCCAATTACTTACAGAATATTCTTTGTTGTTTAAAAAGACACAAGGAGAATTAAATGTTCTCAAAAGGGATAAGTGGATATTTTATACAGGAAAGGCTACTGATGAAATTTATAAAGAGAAGGGCTCTTTTGATGTTAAACTAAACACAAAAGATGATCAAAAGACTTTTATTGAAGCAGATAAAGAATATCGTGAACTAAAGGGGAAAGTTGAATACTATGAAACTGTAGTGGATTATCTACAGGAAATCGTAAAATCGATTAGTAATCGTTCTTTTCAAATAAAAAATGCAATTGAGTGGAGAAAATTCGAGGCCGGAATATAATATTATCATTCATAAGAAAGATGATGTTTATTTTCAAATTGAATGTGAAAGAAGTATTGCAAAAGAATTAAACGAATATTTTAGTTATGATGTTCCTGACGCTAAATTTATGCCGAGCTTCAAGAATAGGCTGTGGGATGGCAAGATTCGTTTATTCGATATAAGAAATAATCAAATTTACGTTGGGTTATCAGACTATATTCATAAATTTGCAACTTCAAAAAAATATACCGTTAGTGGTGGTAATAAAATTCAACTGGAAATCGATACAGAAACCGTTGAGTCATTTATTAGTGGCTTGAAAAGTTCTGTTAAGATTAGAGACTATCAGTTGGATGCAGTACAACATTCTATCCGTAATAGTCGTTGTATACTCGTTAGTCCTACTGCTAGTGGAAAAAGTTTTATTATCTATACTTTGATACGTTATTATCAACAAATTTTAAACAATTCACAAATTCTTTTACTAGTACCAAGAACCTCATTAGTAGAACAGATGTATACTGATTTTCAAGATTACGGCTGGGATTCTGAAAAATACTGTCATCGCATTTATGGAGGAAAAGAAAAAACCTCACCAAAATTGGTACACATCTCCACATGGCAATCCATATACCAACAACCAAAGAAATATTTTGACAAATTCCAAGTGGTCTTTGGTGATGAAGTTCATACCTTTACAGCAAAATCCCTCAAAACAATCATGCATAAGACCACAAACTGTCAGTACAAGTTTGGTCTTACAGGCACACTTTCTGATTCTGAGAGCCATCATTTGGTTCTGGAAGGACTTTTTGGCTCTGCAAGACAAGTCACCACAACAAAGAAACTCATAGATAAAAAACATATAGCAGATTTAAAAATTGTCGCAATTGTCTTGACTTATTCAAAAAAAGAGTGTATAATAAGAGACTATAATAAAGAAATTAAATTTATAACTGAACATCCACAAAGAAATAACTTAATCAGAAATTTATGCGTTGATCTAAAAGGAAATACCCTAGTTCTTTTTTCGTTAATTAAACATGGAAAGCTGTTACACAAATTAATACGAGAGAAAATAAATGTCAATGCTAGGAAGACTTTTTTTGTATATGGAGGAACAGACTCCGAAACAAGAGAAGAAATCAGAAGAATCGTTGAAACAGAACGAGATGCCATCGTGGTCGCCAGTTTTGGTGTATTTAGTACTGGCATCAATATTCGGAATCTTCATAATCTTATTTTCGCTAGCCCTTATAAAAGTCGTATCCGAAATCTTCAGTCAATAGGCCGAGGATTACGGATGCACGAAAGTAAAAGGGCTGGTGCAAAATTATATGATATTGCCGATAATTTTAATAACAATAACCATACGTTGAAACATTTTGTTAAACGTATTGGAATCTACAATCAAGAGGAATTTGATTATGAAATACACAAAGTTAATTTATCTTAAAAACTATTATGGAAAAGGAAAAAAAAGTACATTATGTTGATAACAAAGTATTTTTTGCTGAAATGGAGAAGTGGAAAACAGAGATTGAAGAATCAGATGAAGTCGATGATTTACCACCAATGGTTACAGAATATATGGGAGAATGTTTTTACAAAATTGCCACTCATTTATCGTACCGGCCCAACTTTATCAACTATACCTATCGTGAGGAAATGATAGGAGATGGTATAGAAAATTGTATTAGATATGCAAAGAATTTTAATCCAGAGAAATCTAGAAATCCATTTGCATATTTTACACAAATTATTTATTATGCCTTCATTCGCAGAATAACAAAGGAAAAAAAGCAGTCAGCTATCAAACAGAAGATTATTGATAATACCGCACTTCCAACTTATGCTGTAATGGAAGGCGATGATACTAATTATGAAAATACCTACATAGAATTTTTGCGTGAAAATTTAGATGAGCGTGAAGTTCCAAAACCTAAACAACGAAAACGATCCAAAAAAGGAATCGAACATTTTATAGAGGAAAACGACTATGACCAGATTTGAAACATATGTAACAACTGTTGAAAATTTAATTAAAACTTACACTAAAAATCTACCTGTTGTAGATTTAGAAGAAATCGATAAAACCATAGAAGATTCACCAGTAGGTTGTGGAAAACTTTGGTTAGAAGATTTTGTTGATAGTGAAGCCACTAACAAGAACATTCATGAGTAAAATAGTAATATTGACCGATACACATTTTGGTGCAAGGTCAGATAGCTTGATTTTCAATGAATTCTTTTATGACTTCTATGAAAATCAATTCTTCCCATACGTTAAAAACCATCCAGAAATTACAACTTTTCTACACATGGGCGATTGTCTTGATCGTAGAAAGTATATCAATTATAAAATTGCAAAGGATTTTAGAGAACGATTCATCAGAGGATTGGATGAACTGAATATGCCTTGTCATTTTATAGTGGGCAACCATGACATATACTATAAGAATACTCTTGATGTGAATTGTTATAATGAATTAACCCTACCAGAAAGGTCAAGTGTTTATACAGAACCAACTATAGTCACTATAGGGAATTATGATATGGCATTTATTCCATGGCTTACTGAAGAGAATCAATCCCAATTTTATTCCCTCATAAATGAGCCAGGTGTTCAAATTGCATTTGGACATTTGGAAGTATCTGGTTTTGAAATGCACTCAGGGGTTATGTCACAAACAGGAATCAGTAAAACCATTTTCAATAAATTTGATATGGTGATGTCTGGACATTTTCATAAACGATCTACTGATGGACACATATACTATCTTGGATGTCCCTATGAAATGACATGGGCAGACTGTGATGACCCAAAAGGGTTTCACATTTTTGATACAGAAACTAGAACATTAGAGTTTATACCTAATGAGAGAAGAATATTTGAGAAAATTCATTACAATGATAAGACTACAAACTATAGTGAAGTGGATGTATCACAGTATGATCAAAAGTTTATCAAGGTGTTCGTAGAAAATCGAGATGATTATTATGCATTTGATAAATTCCTAGATAGATTATACAATGATATAACTGTATGGGATTTAAAGGTAGTAGAAGATTTCTCAGACCTAAGTGTGGATTTTGTATCTGATAATGTAGTGGAAGATTCTCAGGATACCTTATCCTTATTAGATCGATATGTATCAGATATTGACACAAACCTAGACAAGAATCGTATTAAAGATAAATTAAAATCGTTATATATTGAAGCCGGTGATTTGGAATTATGATTTATTTTAAGACTGTACGGTGGAAAAATTTCCTTGCTACCGGCAACCTAGAATCCACAATCTTTTTAGATAGAGCTGTAACCACACTTGTTATTGGTGAGAACGGAGCAGGAAAGTCAACTGTTCTGGATGCATTGTGTTTTGGTTTATTTGGAAAGGCCTACAGACCAATTAAGAAAGCACAATTGGTCAATTCCATCAATCAAAGAGAATGTGAAGTAAGGATTAAATTCAAAATTGGTACTAATGTGTTTTGGGTTGTTCGTGGTATCAAACCTAACATATTCCAGATATGGAGAAATGGTAAGGAATTAGACCAAGAGGCTCACTCCAGAGACTTCCAGAAAATACTAGAAGATCAGATTTTGAAATTGAACTACAGGTCATTTACTCAGGTAGTGATACTGGGCTCATCGTGTTTCATACCATTTATGCAACTCCCCACTAGTCATCGCAGAGAAGTTGTAGAAGATATACTAGATATTAAAATATTTTCAGTTATGAATATGCTTCTCAAACAGAATTACAAAACGGTGCAAACGGAACTAACTGAATTATCAGTAGAAGATAGACTTTTTATTTACAATAAAGATCTTCAAGAAAAACATCTTAATAGTATTGAAGAAACTTCTAGTGCCAGGGGGGAATTGTTACGCTCAGAAAAAGAAGAATATGTGGGACAATTGGCTATAAAGAAGCTCAAAGTGAGTGAATTGGAAGAAAAAATAACAACCCTGATTCATGCAGGTGGTGAGTATGATAAGATGTCCACTTTAAAAATTTTGATGGAGTCTAAAAAAACATCTACTGAAAAGAAAATAAAATTCTTTAATGAGAAAGACAATTGTGATGTTTGCGAGCAACCCATTAAACAATCATTTAAAGATGTTAGAGTAGGAGAATTAGAGTCTAAAGTTAGTGAATATGATGATGCTCTTGTACAAATGAGAACGGAATTGGACAAGATGCATTCTAGTATTCAAGAAATGAATAAACATTCCAATGTTATAAATGGACTCAAATCAGAGCTAAAGAGTGTCACAGGACTCTTAGAACGATGCCAGAACGATTTAAATACTTTAAATGAGGAAAAGGATAAAACAAATGAACTGAAAAGACACATTGAAGAACTCAATACCAAAATACAGGAAGTTGATGTTCGGATGAGAGCCCTCAAACAAGAGAACTTTTATCTTGATATTTGCAAGTCTCTTTTACATGATACAGGAATAAAATCAAAGATTATCAAGCAGTATCTTCCTGTAATGAACCAGACCATTCAGAAATATTTGGGAGTTCTGGATTTCTATATTAACTTTACCCTTAATGAACAGTTTGAGGAAACAATCAAGTCTCGATACCGTGATGAATTCTCATACGCATCTTTTTCAGAAGGTGAGAAGATGAGAATCGATTTGGCCTTAATGTTTACTTGGAGAGAAATTGCAAGGTTGAAAAATTCCACCAATACCAATCTTCTCATTATTGATGAAATTTTCGATTCTAGCTTAGATGCAACTGGAACTGATGATTTTTTGAAGATTCTCAATAGTCTTGAGAGTCAAAATATCTTTGTGATTTCACACAAAGGCGATGTGATGTTTGACAAATTTAACAGTATTATTAAGTTTGAGAAACAGAAAAACTTTAGTAAAATGATAGAACCATGATATACACATTATTAGAACCAAACCACCCTTTACTACATTCCCCACTTCCAGAAATAACAGCAGAAACAGAACCAGAGGATAGGGTAGAATTAACAAACAATATGGCAGAATCCATGCGACATTATGGTGGAATAGGATTGTCTGCAAACCAAGTTGGATTGGCTATGCGTATGTTTGTGTTTGGGGATAATAAACATTTCATACCTTGTTTCAATCCAAAAATTATAGAATATGGTGGGCCTGAGATGCCAATAGAAGAAGGATGTTTGACATATCCAGGCCTGTTTGTTAAGATATACAGACCAGATTGGATTGTTGCTCAATGGGAAGATGAAAAACGAGAACTTCATGAGGAAAATTTTCAAGACTTACATTCTAGAATCTTTCAACACGAATATGACCACATGGAAGGTATTGATTTTAGGACTCGAGCAGGAAGAATATCCTTAGACATTGCACAGAGAAAAGTGAAAAGAGCAAAAAGAAAAATTAAAAAAATGCAAGAGAAATGATAACTTAACATAATATTAAAGTAAAGAAAAAACTTGACATTTAGCCAGGAAAATGAGAAGCTAGCTATGAAAGATGGGAAAAGGTTT